AACGATTGCTACCATCGGGTCGTCAAGAACCTTGATGTATGCGTTGAACAAGGCTCTTGCGTTAGCACCGCCGCCCGTTGTCTGACCGGCTTTATTTGCCTTTATTACAGCAGCATCGCCCATCTGCTTGCGATAGCCGATGTTTGACAGGGTGTCTGCAATTGAAACTGCTTGCATACCCATATCCACGGCCAGCCGTGCGCCCTTAATCTTATGGTCAAACTCGGCAGCGGCGATGTCGTAAGCCATCTTGTAGTTCTGAAATAGAGCCTGTTGGTCCTCTTGGTTCAGCCTATCGAAGCTGGCAATGCCTTTCTTACCAGCCTGTGCTACGGCGCGTAAGAAGTTGGTTTCTGGAGAGGCGGCCAATTCAAGTCCGAAGTCAATCAATGCCCTAAACATCATGTTCTTCGCTGTCTTGCGCTGACCGCCCATTGCGTCCATCAGTTCCTTGCGGGCTTTCAGAAGTTCGGCAGAACCATCGTTGTATTCGCTCACCAGATTTTGCTGTGCTTCGGTAAGTTTATTTATGCTTCCCTTGAGTGTGGGGATGTCAAATGCACCATCCAAGGCAACGTCACCAACTGTGCTGTTGTTGGCACCCATTAACAGGTCCGTTGTCGCTGTTGACAATGCTGGGCCGACCTCTTCAGTGAGTTTGGTGTTGTCAAGACGCGCACCGCCATGACCGCCAAACCTTTCCTTCATCGTCGGCGACCGCTTGAAATCAATGACTTCATCAGTAGCCTCTTGGGCATCGATGACACTCATTATTCCGGGTCGTGTAGGTATGTCTGGCTGTGTCTCTTGACGCTTGTCGGCGGCGTCTACAGCAGCCTGATACCGCTGCTCATCACTCGCTGTGCTATCTAGTCCAGAAGCCGCTGACGGCATCATTGAGAAGATGTCACCCATCATTGATGATGGTGCTGCTGGCTCTCCACCGCGAGTCACCGTGTCTCTTGGGTCTCGTTTTACGTTGTTGCCACCTCGTGCAATGCTTTGAATTCCAGCAAGAGAATCATCAAGAACCTTACGGGCGTTCCGTTCCCTCATTATTTCCTTGGAACCCTCATATGCTGAATAGTCTGGAATAGTGGCGGGGGTTCCGCTTCCACCTACAGAGTCTCTGCCGTCCCTGACTGGAGGCACAATGCCACGATTAGCAATAGCAACTTGGTTTTGGTAGTCGTCTGTGGTTGCCTCTGGACCGATGCTTTCTGGAACACGGAACCCCATCGATGAGTTCCCTTTTATTCCGTATGTTGCAGCCCCGTCACTATCCGATGCTGCTGATGCACCCTTGCCAGAACGTATACTGCCCAAAGCCTTCCGTGCGTAAAGTTTGATGTCAGTGTCGCCAAAGTCTGGGTCAGTGACCATTTTCTCAAGACTGCGAATAGCGTTGAGGTCACCGGCAGCGGCAAGGGCGTCAATTGTATTATAAATCTGTGGGCGGCGTTGCTGACCCACAGGGGAAGTTGATGCTTGCGCCGAACTTATCAATGAGAAGCCTGTGCTTGGCGCAGCCCCTCGGTTAGTTTCGTCATCCGTGCCACTAGCAACAGTGAACGGGTTATTTTCTTTGTCCTGTGAGAGTGATAGCGCCTTCGGCAGCAGCGGCTTTAGTGACTTGTAATAGTCATCGTCACGATTGTTCTCAAACTTGATTTGGGCATCGGCAACCTTTAGCTGCGTGGCTGGATTTGACAGGTCAATCTTGTCATCCAGTCCAACCCCCAACGCATCAGCGACAAAGTTCTTGTAGTTGGTCAGAGAGGCTGCTGAGTTTTCACCTTCAGGCGCATACTCACCAAGGTACTTGTTGAGGGTATCGACGCCCTGTGCTGCCTGTGTACTCATGTTAACAAAGCCAGCGCGAAGACCAGCGAGGTCACTTGAGAAACGGGTATAGTTGCGGGGCGAAACACCCACAGTGCCGAAGAATTGTTCGCCAGACACGGGGCGCAAGTTCATGGGATTGTTGTTGCGCTGGCCCACCGAAGGCTTCGGCATTGGCAACGTCATGCCACCATTACTCATTCCACGCGGCTGCATTGGCATCTGTTGCTGCTGCATTTGCTGCATTTGAGAGGGGGGCTGTTGTGCCATTTGTTGTGCCAAGCCCGCTTGCTGGGCTTTAGAGGACTGCCTCATGGCTTGGCGTCGGTTGATTTCAGCAACAATAAACTGACTGGGGATTTTATCTGGGCGGCGCAGCATGGCCATTAACTGTTCATCAGATGCCTGACCAAGTACCCGCTGGTACTGCGCTGGGTTTATCATGTGTATGGGTTCCCCGTGTTAGGATGGACCCCACCAAACCCGTATGGACTAAAGCCACCCATCTGACCGTATAAGCCAAGCCCCGCCAGCCCAAGTCCGGCCATTGATTGGAACGGCGAGGGGGTTGGGCGTGTGAGTGAGGTAACTGTCCCTTGAGGCGCACCTTGGAGAAGGTCAGCCATGAAGCCAATCTGCTGATACGGGTATGCTTGCTGGTTCTGGAAGTCGGAATAGGCAAGGTCCAGTCCTGCTTGACCCATCTGCTGATTTGCTGAACCAACTTGTGACAGCGCACCTATCTGTCCCAGACCAAGGTTTTGCTGTGCGCCAGCCAGTCCAGCTATTCCCTGACCAGCACCCAGTGCCTGTGCTGTGTTTAGTTTGTCGGCAGAAAGTCCTGCCGCTTGGTTAAGCTGCTGTGACTTGAGGTCCATGCCAGCGTCTGTAGCGTATGCCTTCTGCGCTTGGGAGTAAGCGTTGGCAAGCTGCTTGGCTTCCATGTCCGCCATGCGGTCTTGGAGATTTGACTGTGCTTCTGACTCTTGGACAAAGCGACGAGAGTTGTCGCCAAACGCACCGGCACCGATTGCCTGTGCATCTCGCTTTTGCCTTGCGATGTCATCGGCCTCGAACATGCGCTCACGCGCACGGTCCATGACATTCTCTGTGTAGGGGTTCATGTACTCCTTGGCGGCTGCGGAGTCGAATGTCTTGGCTTGAACCTGTTGGGGGTCAGACTGCTGAAGACCCATGATGCCCTGCATCGCGGCATCTAGTTCGGCCCCACCAAGACCCTGCATGTCCCGTATTTTTTGGAAGGCGTCCTGCTGGTCCTGTGTGAACCCTTGAATTCTGTCGCCGCCGTATGTCTGGTACTCCTGCTTGACTAGGTCTGAAGCCTTGTCAAGGTTCTCCAGCAGTGGGGTCTTAATGTAATCTGGTATGTCGGTAGTTTGAGTTGTTGTTTCGCTACCGCTTCTACAGAGAAATCCCATTTGCTACTTCCACAAGAATGTACTTGTGTCTCCCGTTATTACTGTGGTGCCAAGGTCTTTACCGAAGCGTTTGTAAAGCCGTGACTTCCGCTGCGTATCAACCGTTCCGAAGTTTGCTAGGAGTAGGGGTATTCCCGCGTCTTTTGCCATCTTCGTGGCGGCGTCAACCATCTTGAAGATGGCTTTGGTTTTTCGCGCACTGGGCGCAACGTATGTAAATTGGTCGAACAAGCCTAAGTCATCTGACCACCAGAACCTGTCAGGCTTTAGGCCCATGACAGCGGCTGGCAAGCCGTTGACTTCAACTAGAATTATACACCCTAGCTGTCGGCAGTGCCTGATTGCGTTGAGAACTTTGGCTTTGTTTAGTGACCCCATGCCTGCTTCGGCGTGCATGTCGGTCAAAAGGTTAAGTATTGATTGGTCGTCACGCTCTGTTGCGTTCTTCAGATTGAACTCGGTCACGGTACTTCCTTAAAGCGGCGTGGCGTTTCTTCTCCAAAACGCGGATGCCCTTGTCGTAGTTCCCGTCTCCTTCATCAAGCACACGCTCATATGGCTCGACGTATTCTTTTGATGACAGCATAAACGGCCCAACCAAGTCGTCCTTTGGCCCACCTGCACCTATGATTTCTCCATGCGGTCCCCGTGGTATGCCGTCTTTCGCACCAATAATACCGGGCATCTGGGTGAAGAAGCGGTACTCGCCAGTGCCATCTTGACCATATGTAGAAAGGTCGGGCATTGGCTCTGTGTTTCTCACAAAGTTAGTGCCTACCTCTACGTCGCTTGTTTCTTCCTCAATCTTTTCACAAGACTGTGTGTCTTCATTGAACGTGAAGCCTTCTGGGCAGGGGTCCAAAGGTGTCTTTTTTGGCTGGTTGTCTTCACCAGTATCTATGCCCTTTAGCTTGTTGACGGCGTCTATGTTGAAGGGGTTGAAGGCAGCGTCACCAGTGTATGTTTGGGCCGTGTTGTTTGTACCAAACAGCTTACTGGCTAAACCCATAAGGCCCAGCGGATTGGCTTGGTGTGTGTAGCCAACTACGTTACCTGTCGATGGGTCTGTCACAAAACCAAACGCACCCTTTTCGGTGTCACCCTTCAGGGCCGCTTCACGCGCTGCCAATATCTTGCGTGACATCGCTGTGTTGCGGCTTCTTAGTTCTTGTTCCTGTTCATCTGTCATGCCGGAGAATGGCCGTGCCGCACGAAGAGGGTTTGACTGGTCACCCTCATAAATATTGTTGCTTCGCTGGACCTCGCCTTCGTTGTCTAGGAAGTATCTTCCAGCCCTGTCAGCGGTCTTTTCATTCCTTGACCGTGTTGGGTTTTCGGGCGTGTAAGAGGAGTAGGGGTCGTACTCGTCTTCATAAACAATTTCGGTCTGTTTCCGTTCTGGCTCATCAAACATATATGAAAAGGGGTTACCGCCATCGGCCATCCCTGTCGTTCTTACACACATTACGCTAACAATCCTTTGTTCCTTAACGCCTCTATGACTGTGGCTAGTACGTTGGCTACATCCGCAGTTGACGCTGTTCCGGCGTTTAGTGTCTTGTCCTGCGTGAAGTTGGTCACGGCAAAGCTGACATCAGGGTCTCCGGTGTTCGCCGCTTGATTAATTTTCTCAATCTCGTTTTCAAGTTCATCAACAAGAACATCACCCCAATACTCAATGTTGCCTGTTGGACGGGGCAGGGTAGCCATCAGCGTTCACCATCTGGAGACATGTCCACCCGCGTGTGGCCCAGACGCCAGTTGTCACCAACACCATCGCTTTCTACACGGATAGCAAGCTGTCTTCCTCGAACACGGGGATTAATTCTGGATGTTGACGAGTCAATGTCGAACGGTCCCTTGGAAGAAAAGGTACTTAGCGCATCCTTCCTGGATTTAAAGGTGATATGTGCTGTTCCTGATATGGTCAGGTCAGGCAAGGCGCGGTCTATAAACATCACCTGTTCGCCATCGCCAATGTCCATGTCAGCACTTTCAATGTATGCCACCAATGGCTGGCCGTCTGCGTCGGTGCCGATTTCGTGGGAGTAGAGATAGTTATCTGCGGAAGCACCGATGTTGTTCGCAAAGGTACTTGCGTCGGACCAAGCCGTCCTGTCCATCGTGCCGACATCCCAGACATTCTCGCGATAGTTATACTTACAATAGCGATTGTTCTCCTGTGAGTTGGCAGATGGATAGAACCAGAAGACCTCTGAATGTTCCTTGTCGAGGCCAGCCACGACCTTTTCAATCTGAACACTGTTGATGTCTTCAAAGACGAAGTTGTTAACCGGACCAATCAGTGGTCTGACCGAACCGTCGAATGCGAAAAACTGGTTAATACCCATCCAATAC